ACGGATATTGTGGGTGGTGCTGACTACCGATTGCGTGCCGAGGGATATATTGAAATTAACGGCTTGGTGTTCCGTTACGGGTCGATTGAACTGGAAGGTGTACAGATGCGTCAAAATGCGCCCTACGCTTACGACGTTACGTTCTACGGGCTGTTGGTGAACCTTACGGACTTGTTCGGTGAGGATTATTTATACGACCTTGCATCACTTTCCGATTACAATTTAGATTACACCCCGAACAATGTTTATACGGGCTTGCGTGGCCGCACGTTATATCCTATTGTATTTCCGTTAATCACGGCGCAGGACGTTTGGTTATACGAAAGCGATAATACCAATAATGACCCGAACAACATTTATTGGCATAATCAAAACCAACAACACGGAGTTCAATACTACGACTTGAAGCCCGCCATTACTATTGACGCAATAGTTGCAGCGATAGAAACAAATTACGGCATTACCCTTAATGTAAGCGGTATTGAGGATTATGAGAACTTGTATATGTGGTGCCACCGAAGGGCTGGTTATATGTATAAGGACGTGCCGAATGCTATGCGGTGGGTTCAGTTAATAGCACAGACCGAATACGCCCCAGTTGTAGATAATTGGTGGGACTATGGAACCAGCACGTTTACGCCCGAAACAACTGGGCCGTCCTTGTTCTATAATTTTACTATTGATATTAACCCGAACGCTTATACCAACAACTATACCGTAGGGCTTTTCGTAGACGATGTATTAGTAGCGCAGCAGACCAAAAACGGGGCAGTACAAACTACGTTTTCTGAAATCCAAGTAGCCGGCGGGTCTGTTGTATATTTTGCTTTTAAGCAATCTACCAATGAAACCGTATCGATTAACGTTCCTGAAGTAATTATAGACCTTACGTTTGCTCCGAATACCGTTTACGCTAACGCATACAACATTGGGGGGCAATCAGCGATTGCTGTTATAGATATACCTTCTTTGATGCCAGAGCAAAAGATTACCGATTTCCTGGCTTCGCTATGCAAAATGTTCAACTTGGTAATTATCCCAACAAGTAGCACGGAGTTTGACCTAAAGCCGTTGAACGATTGGTATGGCACGGGTACGGATATTGACCTATCCCAATACTTTGATATTACCGAAAGCCAAGTAGAGCGCCCCGAACTTTACAAGCAGATTCAATTCCAATACAACGAGACCGGAGCAATTACCGGCGAGGAATACCGACTAACTAACGACGTTGGTTATGGCGATTTGCGTTCTGAGTTTGTATTCGATACAGACGAGGAGTTGACGGTGCAACCGCAATTCGACCAGATGCTTTTCACCAGGTTAACCGACCAAGATGGAGGAGCGTTAACAAAATTGTTAGCAGGATACGCAGTAACCCGTGAGCTGGAAACGTATTTAGGGCAACCATTTTTATTCTATGTAGCAACCCCGGTAACTCTTAGCCCAGCAACATTATCGTTTATTGACCAAACTAATACGATTACCGGCCACGACGCTGTGTCCGTTACAACGGTTGTGTACGCAAACGCATCCAATAAAAATACAAACACCGCATTAACCTATTCGTTAAACTACGGAGCCGACCTCGACCCGTGGTTTTTTGAATCAGTAAACAATTCGCTCTACAATACTTATTGGAGTGATTATGTTACGGACTTGTATGACCCTTCCCGTAGATTGGTACGCATTCCTGCTATATTGCCTTTGGGCAAGATTCTAAACTTCGACCTAAAAAACAAGTTAATTTGGAATGGCGAGAAGTGGATTGTAAACAACGTGCAGATTAACCTTACCACGGGCAAGGCAGAGTTTGAACTATTAAATGATGTATGAGGGAATCTTATTTGAGTTATTTGATTGCACTCCTGAATAGCGACACTTACTTCGGCGTATCGCCGGAGATTGATATTGCAAAGGGTATGTACAAGATAGGTGGTAAAAATGCAAATTATCGTAAATGGCGGTCGTTGAAACAGTAAAGATTCAAGGGGATGGTTCGGGGTTAGAGGCAACTCTTGAAAAACTTAACGCCACCGTTGAAAAATTAGCAGATACCCTCGGAACCGTACAAACGGAATCCAAGCAGGGGTTTGAATCTATGGCCAAAGGCGTTAAGAACGTCGAGAAGCAAACGGGCAAAACCACCGGGGCAATAGGACGCCTTGTGAGTTCAATTAAAGGGCTTGCGATTGTTACCGCCGTCGGTGATACCATTTTAGATGTATTTACTTCAAACCAAAAGGTTGTTGACTTTTTTAACACGAGCATCAATACAATCAAGATTCTATTCTCCGAATTGGCGGAGGTAGTATTCCCGGTTGTAGAAAAAGCGTTGGATTCCTTATTTACCGACCCGGTACAAGCAATTAAGGACTTTGGCGCATTGGTATATGAATACGGCATTAACCTATTTAAGCAAATGGGTAACGCTATTGGGGAACTTGGTGGTGCTATTGTATCGTTCTTCAAGGGGGACTTCGCAAAGGCATCCAAGCAAGCCAAGGAAGCGTTTAGCGAGGTTGTGGACGGCGTTGTAGGCGTAGAGGAAGGTGGACTTGAAATAATTGAAAAAGCCGCAGAGCGTGTATCTAAAAGAGTTAAGGAGGCAATCAAGGAAGGCCAAAAGCTTACAGCACTTGAAAAGGCCGCAGCACTTGCAGACGTTAAACGACAAAAAATTCAGTTAGAGCAACAGCGGTTGGCGGAATTGCAACGCCAGGCACGGGACGATGAGTTTGCTTCTATTGAGGATAGAATTAAGGCCAATGAGGAATTGGGCAAGATTCTTGAAAATCAATACACCCTGGAAGCAGAGCAGATTCAAAAGAAGATTGCCTTTGCCCAAGCGCAATACAACATTAACAAGACCACGGAGAATGCCGTAGCGTTAGCTCAGGCCAACTTGGAACTTACAGACCTTGGCGAGCGTTTGGAAGGTCAACGCTCCGAGCAGAAGATGAATTATATTTCTTTGCTCCGTGAGGAAAAGGATATTGAGCGTAGCAATACGGAAGCGTATATCGCCCGTCTGGAAGCGCAATTAAACCTTGATGCGGAATTGATTAACTCCGAGCGTGAGCGTTTGAACGTGCAACTGCAAAACATTGAATTATTAAAGACGGCACGTATTGCCGCTATCGAAGACGAGTTAGCATTAACAAAAGAAGGAACCGCACGTTACAACGAACTGATTAACCAACGTGCCGAGGTTGAACAGAACTCCGCAGCTGAAACAGCCAAGATTAAGAAAGACCTTAACCAAAAGGATATTGATGACCGCAAAATGGTTAACGATGCGTATATGAATTTAGCGCAGCAATCGTTATCAGCTCTTGCGTCTTTATCCGAATTGTTTGCGGGCGATAACGAAGCCCGTCAACGTAAGGCATTCCAGCTTAACAAGGCGTTACAAATTGCAGACGCTACAATGGCCACTTATACCGCCGTTGTGGGGGCGTTGGGCGCAAAGGGTGCGGATGGTTTGTTACCGTTCCCGGTACGGGTTGCTAACGCCGTTGCAGCGGGTGTTATTGGTGCCGCTAACGTAGCAAAGATTGCAGCTACAAAGTTTAGCGCATCCGAATCACCGACCCCGGATACTAACGCCCCGGATATGAGTTCCGCTGGTGGTTCAATGTCTCCGCAGTTTAACGTGGTAGGGCAAGGTGGAATAAACCAATTAGCGGCAAGTGTAAACGGGCGCAATCAGCAACCCATCCAAGCATACGTTGTAGCTGGACAAGTTACCAACGCACAACAATTAGCACGTAGACGAGCAAGAACAGCAACATTCGGATAATGAAAAAAGTAATTGAACTTGTCCTTGAGGAAACCGAAGGACTAAACGGAATCAACGCAATATCTATCGTTGAACACCCAGCAATCGAAGAGAACTTTATTACCCTTGCAAAAGAATACGAGGTAGAGTTCAAAGCGCAAGACGAGGAGAAGCGTATCCTTATGGGCGCAGCCCTTATTCCAAACAAAACAATCTACCGCAACCAAGGCGGTGAGGAGTTTTACGTGTACTTTTCCAAGGATACGGTACGCAGGGCTTCTGAGTTATTCTTAATGCGTGGCTACCAAGGCAACACCACACTCGAACACGCCGCAGAGTTAAGCGGTTTGTCCGTGGTAGAATCTTGGATTGTGGAAGACCCACAAAAAGACAAGACGGCTATCTACGGGTTAGAATTGCCCGAAGGTACCTGGATGGTTTCAATGAAAGTCAACAACGACGATATTTGGAATAACTACGTTAAGACCGGACGGGTTAAGGGCTTTTCTATTGAGGGCTATTTCGTTGACAAGATGCAAATGGAATCCCACCTTGAGCGCATCGAAGAGGAGGAAGCAGAGTTTATGCTTTCCAACATTATCGCCAAGATTAAAAAGGATGGCCGCTTAAAGAGCAAGAAGCGAATCGAGATGGAATCCTACACGGACTACCCAGAAGCGGTACGCAACAATGCTAAGCGAGGAATCGAACTAAACGAGAAGGGCGGTAACAAATGCGCTACGGCAGTTGGCAAGATTCGAGCGCAACAACTCGCAGACGGACGGCCTATCAGCGTAGAGACCATTACCCGTATGTACTCGTACCTATCCCGTGCCGAGGCATACTACGACGAAAACGATATGCAGGCGTGCGGTACTATTTCCTTCCTGCTATGGGGCGGGTTAGCCGCAAAGCGTTGGGCAGAATCTAAACTTAAAGAATTAGGCAAGTTATGAAACAGACCCCAAGCCGTTCCTCCCCCAAAGGAGACAAGCGTGGCTGCTTGTGCAAGAATAACACGTACAGCAAAAAGTGCTGCGATGGTTCCCTTCAAGCCCAGGGCGTAGGTGTTACCGTGAAGGTTCCGGTATAAAAATGTAACAAAATCAATTAAAGAGTAATTTGAATTATGAAAGCAACAGAAATTTTCCAAAAATTCTTTGCCGAGCTGTCCGCAGTTGAGACATCCGAGGTTGAGTTGGCGCAAGCTAAGCTCGATAACGGCACCGTTCTTGAAGCTGAATCATTCGAGGCAGGCCAACCCATTTTCATCGTATCTGAGGAGGATAGAATCGCAGTCCCAGTCGGTGAGTATCAAATGGAAGATGGCCGCATCTTGGTTATAGCTGAAGAAGGTGTTATCGGTGAAATCAAAGAAGCAACAGCCGAGGTAGAAGAGGAAGCCCCATCAGTTGAAATCGAGGTTGAAGCAGCTATCGAGCCAACTATGGAGGAGAAAATCAAGGAGATGGTTATGCCACTCATTGAGGAGATGCGTGCAGAGATGTCCGCAATTAAGGAGGAAATGGGAGCGTACAAAAAGAAGCAGGAAATGTCAAGCGATATGCCCGCTGCTATGCCCATCCGCCACAACCCAGAAGCAGCCCCTGCTCCTGCACGAGTTAACCTCGCACAGAACGCAGCGGAAACTTCTATCGACCGAGTTCTCGCACGTCTTAACAAATAATCAATTCTAAAAAATGGCTACTACTACTTCAATTACCACAACGTATGCTGGCGAATTTGCCGGTAAATACGTTGCCGCTGCTCTTTTGAGCGCACCTACCTTGGACAAAGGTCTCATTGAGATTATGCCCAACGTATACTACAAATCCGTTATCCAAAAGGTCGGTACTGACGATATTTTGAAGGACGCTACTTGCGACTTCGACCCTACGTCTACCGTAACCTTGACCGAGCGTGTTTTGACCTTGGAGGAGTTCCAGGTTAACTTGCAAATGTGCAAAAAAGACTTTGAGCAAACCTGGCAGGCCGTAGAGATGGGTTACTCTGCATTCAAGAATGTACCCGCCTCTTTCACTGACTTTATCATTGCTTACGCAGCCGAGAAAGTTGCTGCTCGTATCGAGCAAAACATCTGGGCAGGCGTTAACGCTTCTGCTGGCCAGTTCGCTGGTTTCCAAACTTTGTTCGCTGCTGATAGTGA